GACTTCATACAGTTGGCCAATAACTTCTTCCCATGTATATTGGCGAAATTCACCCCAGTGAAAGTTTATTCCACGAAAACCCCATCCGAATATATCCGTTACCGCAACTAGTGGATTTTGATCATAACGAAGATTAGGTGTTTTGGGTGCATATACAAAAATATAAAATTTTCCTACATCTGGACTTGATACTTCACTACTTCCAAGTGCATCCATTAATTCTAACATCAAGTCATCTGGACTTTCAGTTCCTATTAAATTATCTCTTATGGTGTTTAGACGATTCATCTCGTTATACCTAATTCTTTTTCTGTTAATATCTTAAATTCATATCCTCTATCAAGACAATATTCTTCAGCTGCCTTCCACTTTGCTTGATTCTGGGCATATTGACGAACTTCGTAAATATATGTTCGTGTTTTCTTTTTCTGTGGTTTTGGTTCAATACACTGTCTTTTTGGTTTTACTTCAATAATATATTTTTTTATTTGACCAGTGCTTTCTTTAACTTTAATATAGAAATCTGGAAAGTATCTATGAACCTTGTTGTCTAAAGGAGATCTATAAGGAAGACAAAATTCTTCACTTCCCCATTCTAAAATATTTCGATTACTATCACAATATTTCATAAATTTAAGTTCCCATAAAGAACGGTAAATTATGTTTCTAAAGTTACCTTTGTATTTTAATGGGTTATTTGGTTGATATCGACCCTTATAAGACATCTAAATAGAAATAATAATATATGTATATTTAGAGTGGCAGGACTTATTTCAAAATATAAAATGAATACACTTACCAAATTGGATATTGGTAAGTTAGCAATGAATAACCAATATCAAGTTAATATATCAGGTATAACTCAAGATTTGCAAGGATATTTGGGTAGATATTATGATTTACCTAAAAATTATTCTACTGGTACTGATATTGGAATAATGTGTTCTGAAGCTACATTACCCACAAGTTCATTTGCTACAGCAGAAGTTAAAGATAATTTTCAAGGGATAAATCAACAATTTGCTCATACCAGACTTTATATTGATAGTGATTTTACTTTTTATGTAGATAGGAATTATAATGTTCTTAAGTTTTTTGAGGGATGGATGGATTATATTTCTGGAGATGATGATTATAGAGGTGTAGATAGGGAAGATAATCATAATTATTATCGAAGATTTAATTATCCAATGTATAGGGATAGAAAAATTGGATATAAATGTGGAAGTGTAACAGTTTCTAAATTTGATAGAAATTTTGATAATGCTCTAGTTTATGAGTTTATAAATGCATTTCCTAAAGGAATGACTTCTATTCCAGTTACATATGGACAAACTGATATATTAAAGGTGACGGTTCAGTTCGCCTATGATAGATATATTGTCAAATAACTACTATAAATAAAACACTGAAGTGTATTACAAATTATGCCTTTACCAACCATTTCTACACCAACCTATGAGTTGGTATTGCCCTCTAGTGGGAAAAAAATTAAATATAGACCATTCTTAGTTAAGGAAGAAAAGATTCTAATCATGGCATTAGAGTCTGAAGATACGAAACAAATTACTACTGCTATAAAGACTGTGCTTTCACAGTGCATATTAAGCAGAGGTATTAAAATTGATAAACTATCAACTTTTGATATTGAATATTTGTTTTTAAATGTTCGTGCTAAGTCTGTTGGTGAAACTGTAGAGGTTAATGTGACATGTCCAGATGATGGAAAAACACAGGTTCAAATGGAAATTGATATTGATGCAATAAAAGTTCAAAAAGATTCTAAGCATACTAACATCATAAAATTGGATGATAACTTGTCAGTTCAAATGAATTATCCATCTCTTAATCAGTTTATTGAAACTAATTTTGATACGGGTGCTAAGACAAGTCAAGTTGATCAATCCCTTGAGGTAATTATGGCTTGTATTCAACAGATATATAATGAAGAAGAATCTTGGGATGCATCCGAATATTCTAAAAAAGAATTGAAGGAATTTGTCGAATCTATGAACTCAAAGCAATTTAAGCAAATTGAGAGTTTCTTTGAGACTATGCCTAAATTATCACATAAAGTTAAAGTTACTAATCCAGAAACAAAGGTTCAAAGTGACGTTGTAATTGAGGGATTAGCATCTTTTTTCAGTTAGCTCTGGCTCATGAGAGTCTTGAAAATTATTATCGTACTAATTTCGCTCTCATGCAGCACCATAAATATAGCCTAACAGAGCTTGAGAATATGATTCCTTGGGAAAGAGAAATTTATGTTTCACTTCTCCAACAATATATTGAAGAAGAAAATTTAAAACAAAAACAAAGTGGCAATTAACCCTGAAATAGTTTCACCAAACGTTAAATTAAATGTCACCAACGTAAAAAGTATTTTTAACGGGGGTGGGAAAGGTAGTGCGATTGTCCCTAATAAAAGTGGTGCTCTTGTAGGTAATAAGGGAGGTGCTCTTTCAGGCCTTAATGCTGAAAAGGTATTTCAATTAAATGATTACGATCCCTTAGAAAAAAGAGTTGCTGCAAATGAAAGAAAAATAACTCTTTTAAAAAGAGTCGTACAATCACAAGATAGTTTTGGTGGAAAGGAAGATCCATTAAGAGAAACTAATGCAATACTTGAAGATATTGGTAATGCATTAGCATTGGATTTTTCAAATAGAATTACACAAAGGCAGGATGAATTAAATTCTTTAAGAGAAGGCGTAGATTCTAAGAGAAGAGGTGGTGCAGAATCGGGAGCAGAAGCAGTTAAAAAAATAAGTGCTAAAGTTGGTAATGCGTTTAGTGCTGTAACAGCACCAGCAAGAAATATACTAGATAAAATCATAGGATTTTTTACTGCTTTAGCTTCAGGATTTGTAGCAGATAAAGCATTAAAATGGTTGGCTAAAAACCAAGAGGCTGTGATTGGATTCTTTAAGTTTTTGGCAGATCATGGAGCAAAAATTTTAGCTGCTCTTGGAATTATTATAGGTGGTGTTATTATTCATAAAATTTATAAAGTGATTAGGGGTGTTGTTAGGTTTATTAAGGGTGCTATTACTCTTATAAAAAATGCTATTAGAATAGCACGAATGTTATTAAAATTTGGTCCTAAAGCACTTGGAAAACTTGGAAAAGGTGCAAAATTGCTTAGTGGCACAACACGTCCTTTAAAGAAAAAGGGTCTTTTTGGTAAAATCTTTGGAGGTAAGGTAACCAAAGAAGTAGCGGAAGCAGGAGGTAAAAAAGTACTTCAAGGAGCAGCTAAGAAAGGTGCTGGTAAAATGCTTGCCAAAAAAATTCCTATTATTGGACTGGGATTAGGTGCAATTTTTGCTGTTGAAAGAGCTATGAGGGGAGATTTTGTTGGAGCATCTATGGAATTAGCATCAGGAGCAGCATCCACAGTTCCTGGATGGGGAACAGCAGCTTCTGTTGGTATTGATGCCGCATTAATCGCAAGTGATGTGTCAGGTGATAATAATAAGGGTGGTGTTGAAGATGAATACAAAAATATAGTAAATACTGCTAGTAATATGGACTTCTCAAAAAATGTGAAGTCTGGAAGTGATCTTAAAGGCCCTTCAAAAGGTGGTACAATTGTGACGGATCTTGTAAAGGCAAATGCAAGTCAAATGGCTAATTCACAACAACAAAGTAATCTTAATACTGATCAAGGAGATTCATTACCTATAGTTAATTCGGAAGATCCTTCTAATTTTTATCTTCAATATACAAAAGAGCAATTGGGGATATTTGAATAAATGACAGTTTCATCCGCTAAAAAGTTAAAAATTACTGCTACTAATATTAGAAGTGCCTTAATTAATAATAACAAAAAAATAGAAAAATTAGATCTTAAAAAATCATCTTTTCTTCGAAGAACAGAGTTGCAAGCTGAGAGAGCAGCAGCAGAATCAAATATAGAAAAGAAAAAGAAAGGCCCTATCAAATCAATTCTTGGTAATGTTACCAATAGAGTAATGAGTATGAAGGATAGAGTATTAAATTTCTTTGGTTATATTTTGATGGGAATGTTGGTAGATCATCTACCTGGTATTATTAAAGCACTAACAATTGGTTTTAAGATTGTTGCACCTCTTGTAAAAATTGCATGGAAGGTGATAAGCACAATAACAGTTTCATTATTTAAAATGGGTAGTTGGATTGTTGGACTATTTGATAGAAAAAAGGCTGAAAAAAATCTTGAGACATTCAAAGAAAGTACTGTTCTCATAGAAAGGGAAATAGATTCTCTTGCCTCTGATGTTCCTGGTACAGAAAGTGATAATTCTCAACAACCAACTCTGGAGGAGCAACCTCAAACTAATAAAACAATTCCAGATAATGAAAGTAAAAAATTAAAAATAAATGAAAATACTGCGGATAAGAAACAATTAATACAAGTAAAAAATGAAGATAGTGATGAACAAAATTCAGAAAATATTTTAGAAAAACTTATAACAATAAATCCATCTGATGTTAATACTAATAGTGGTATTAACTCTAAAAATAGTAAGAGTATGATGGGGGATGGGTTTAATAGTAAAATATCTTCTTCTATAGTAAATTCATCTCAAAAGTTGATTAATAAAGTTAATAAAACTTCTATGGATTTAAAAGGTAATATGGAAGATGAAAATGTTAATACTGTTATTATTCCTATAGAAGTTGTGAAACAAGTTCCTGTCGTTCAAGGTGGTGGAGGGGGAGGTGGAACATCAACAGGTAATCCATCACCCATGCTATCAAATTCAAGTAGTCAGAGGATGTTACCATAATGTCAGTACAAGGAGCACAATATGAAATATTTAAGATTAGGTCTGCTGATGGTAAGAATGAAGTAGATCTTGCAAAGGGTCAATTTAGGATTGGTAATATTTACTATTATGAGAATATATTATCACCTTATATAACAGGTATTATTACTATTATTAGTACATCTAGTGCTGCACAATCTAAAGAAGATACTCAAGAAAGACTTGGATCTTTACATACTTCACTTCCACTTGAAGCTGGATGTGAAATTTTTATGAAAATTAAAGATACTGTAGGAAAGGGTTTAGATTTTTCTTCTAAAAGAAATACTTTTAAAAGATTATATGTTAATGAGGTGCAGGTAATAGATAAGTCTTCTACAAGTGAGATGCTCCAGATACGATTTATATCAAAGATTGGTATTGTTAATAATTCTAGGAGAGTTACTAAACATTATAGGGGTAATATTTCAGGATCTGTGAAAAAGATTCTTAAAGATAAGTTTAAATTACCTAATAATATAATTAAGATTGATGATTCTAGCAATTCTTATTCATTTATGGGAATGATGAAAAGACCATTTGATTTAATTGCCATGCTTGCAAAGCAAACTATACCTAAAAATACGGCAAATCCTGGTTATTTTGCATTTGAGACTAAGAGTGGTTTTAATTATGTTTCTGCAGATAGTATTATTAATGCTAAACCATATAAGAAAACATATTTTTATGATGGTAATCTTCAATCGTCAGTACAGAGTAAGAGTGATAAAAATGATTTTAAGATAGGAGTATTGACTGTAAGGAAAGATCAGAACATTGTCGATCAAATGAGGTCTGGTGTATATGCTAATAAGACAATTTTCTTTAATCCTTCAAATTATGAATTTACTGAAATTGATATTACTGTAGAGAATGATAAACTATTTAAAGATCCTAAATTTTCTACTCTAGGAAAAAAACCTAAACTCCCAAAATTTCTAGATGAAGATTTTAAGGAAGGTAATAATTTTCATAGAGTACAGACTGCAGTATTAAATATTGGGGGTGAAAAAGAAAATGTTGATCCAAACAACAGTCCTGAAATGTATTATGCTGCTGGAACCACAAGATATAATTTACTATTCTCTCAACAACATTCTATAGTTGTCCCATGTAATACTGATTTAGAAGCAGGTGATGTTCTACGTCTTGAGATTGAGGATATAAGTGAGAAAAAAGAGCAAGGGCCTGATCAAAAAGCAAGTGGTAACTATATAATTAAATCTCTTTGTCACTATTTTGAGTCAGAGAAATCGGTTACTTCTATGACCTTAATTCGTGATTCTTACGGTTTACATTTTTCTAAGAATACTTAATGACTACTTCAGATTTAGATTTTTATGGATTAATTACCAATGAATGGATTGGTATGGTTTTACCATATAAGTCGCAACAAAATCAAACTGATGGTGATGCTGGATTTGGTTATAGATTTAGAGTTGCTATTATGGGAAATCATCCTGATGATGGTGATGGTACAGTTAGGGATGAAGATATTGTTTTTGCTGTAACTGCTTTAGGTGTAAGTGATGGAACTGGTGCTGGAAATAGGCAAAAGAAACCTGCAATATCACAAGGTGATGTTGTTATGGGGAAATTTTTAGATGGTGATAGAAAACAGAATCCTGTTATTACGAATGTATTGGCAAGAACGGAAGCTACTAAATATGGAACGGGAAGATTCCAATCTAAAACTGGATTTGTAGGTTCGACAAAAGCAGCTAATTTATATAATAGACAGGAGAGTAGTGAATCTGCTGGTATTTGTAGTCCTAAAGCTATACCACCTAACTCAAGTAAAAATGCACCAAATACAGGGGGATTATTAAAAAGTGGATTGCCTGATATTCCAACGGTGGGTGCTATACCCAATTTCCCATCTGTTTTTAGTGACCAACTTTCTTTACCAACATCTGTTAGTAAGGCCTTTGATGCTGATTTGGACGGTGCCTCCGCAATTGGTGCGGCACTTGATATCTTTTGAATAAATATAAAATAAGGAGGAAATAATTATGGCCGAAAGAAAAATCAAACGGGATAAGACACTTGAAGATTTAAAAAGAGACTACGAAGAAGCACAATCTGAGTACGAGAGACGAAAAAAAATAAGGGAAGAAAATAACACTACAGGTACGGGAAGAAAAGAAGAATTTGCAAAAAACCAATTACGAATAACGGAAAATGCATACCTCAATAAAAAAAGAAGTATTGAAGGTATATCAAAGGAAGATGTAGCTAGAAGAGAGGCATTTATAGCAGCAGGTATGGGTGGAGGGACATCCTCATTTGAGGCGACTACGACTGTAATAATAACAAAAACACCTGCACCTCCAATAATATCTCCAAAAAATAAAGCAACTGTAACGAAATTAATAGAGGCAAATCCACGTAATGAGAAGTTGCAAAATATTATTAAAGAGTATAAAGATACATATTCTGATGATTTTAAAGATGTAACTCCTATTCCTTTAGAACAACTCTCTCCTGAAGAACAAGAAAAAAGGAAGACACTTGTAAGAGTAACAAAAGAATGTAATACACCAGATTGTGATAGTGTTGGAAAGGTTCTTATTCGTGCTAATCCATGTAGAGATACTACATTTGACAAGATGGAAGCACAAATGACTAATTTCTTCGATAAGGTAAGTGGTCCTGCATCTGCTGGATTAGATATGACGAATGAGATTAGACAGGCATCAAAAACAATGAGTCGGACTATGACTACATTTGTTAATAAGGCAACTGGTTCATTAAATGATGCATTAACAGAATCTATTGGTAATGGTATGGGTGCATTAAAATCATCAATATATTCTAAAATTAGTAAAGCTTTTCCAGTTAGTAGTGCAATATCCCAGACTGTCAGTGCACAACTAGGTGTAGCACCTGCAATAAATGGCATACTTGATAGTGTTTATTGTATTGGTTCAAAAATAACAGATGCCCTTTCTGATACCATAGCTGATTTATTGACTGCAGCAGTGAAAAATGCTACAAGTACTCCAGCATGTGCTGTGCAAGAAATTATAGGAGCAATTAATAATGATATTATTAATCAAGTAGATTCATTCGTAACTCCTCAACTAGATCCTTTATTTGATCTTTTAGGGCCTTTTGGATTTGCGTTTGATGTTAAGAATTTTATGACCAGTGGTGTTAATGTGATGAAGAAGATTGAGGCTTTTGGACAATCTTGTGATGACAGACCAAAATGTCCTTCTAGTACTAAGTATCAAATAGGTAAAGGTGTAATGAAAGGTGGAACTGCAGCAAGTACTGCAGATAATTTCTCTAAAATAATGAAGGGAACGGCAATTAATCAACAAATTACTAATTTAGCTACTGATTTTGAGAAAAAATATGGTGCATGGAATATTTTTGGAAGTCCTCTAGCAGAGGCATCAGGTATAAGTCCTTGTTATAATGGAAATCCTACTGATTGTGGTGGATCATTTGTAGAAATTTTCGGTGGTGGTGGTTATGGTGGTTCAGGTAAAACTATTCTTGGTAGATTCATTAATAAGTTAGATACTGAAGATATATTTGCTGATATACAAAGAACCGCAAGTATTGTCGGAGTAGAAATTACTAATCCTGGTGATGGATATACTAGTGATCCTGTTGTTACATTTAATGATAAGTGTAATCAGGGTTATGGTGCTTTTGGTAAAGCACATGTAGATAAGAATCCACAATCTCCTACTTATGGGCAGATTACTAGTATTACTATGATTAGTATTGGTGAAAATTATCCTGCTAAAGATGAAGAAGTTCCACTCTTTATTAATAAAGTTATTATTGAAAATGCTGGAGATGGGTATGAAGATACTGATACTTTAGATGATTTTGAATTACAAATAATTGACGGTAGAATTATTAGTGGTACTTTAGTCAATCAAATTGCATACAATAATTTACCTGAACTAAATATTAATACTGCAACTGGAGTAGGTGCTATTTTGAGACCAATTATGTCTAAGACTAGACCTCAAGGTGAAGTAATTGAAGTTATTGATTGTATAGGTAAATAGTATGGCACAGGATGCAAGATATTTAGATATATTTGGTCCAAAATTAGGTCTAGAAACTGGTAATCCCCAGTCTAGTGCTTTTGGTCCAGCAGCATTTAGTTTGAATGCTACCAATGATGAAGGTGTGAAATTTGTATTAGCTCATCATGAAGCTGGTACCACTAGATTCAATACAGGTAATGATTTATTAATAGAAGGAGCTATGAATGGTAATAGCGATACTCCTGGAGTGAAAGTTATATCTCATACTGGAGACGTTGATATTGATTCTCCAGAGGCTACTATTAACCTAACGGCCAATAATCAAATTGTTTTGGAGGCAGATAAGATTATACTTAAAGCAAATGATATTCAAATTGGTGATACTGCTAGTCATGGTACAAAATCTATTACATTAAATGCCGATAAAATACAGGTGAATGGTAAGACAGGGAATTTACCTTTACATTTAAAAACTGGATGGATTTCTTCTATTGAATCTCTTGCTGGTGGACTTACTGGTCTTCAAGTTGGAAAGGCATTTCCTACTTCACCCAAAGGTCTTCTTAAAACTGCTGCTACTGTATATCTTGGTCCTGTTGGTGGTGCTGTTGCTGGAAAATTAATTGATGGTGATACAGATTTCAGTGTTAGTGGTTTAGCTGGAGATGCTGTCAGTGCCTATACTGGTAGTGATGTGGCAGGTATGGCTGCAGAAAGAGCAGTTGGAGAGGTAGAGGGTTAGATATGTCACAAGGATCTCCACCTAATGCCGATTTTAATCAATCTGGTAATTCAGTATTTGAAAATGTTTATATCTATGGTGATTTATTCTACGAATTTGATACTCACACCTTTCAGAATATTACTATAGATAATGATTTATCTGTAGGTGGAACATCATTCTTCACAGGTGAAGCTACATTTGCAGATGATGTTACTATCTATGGTGATTTATCTGTAGATTATTTAACTGTACCAAAGAGATTTGAGATTGGAGTTGGTGGCACAGTATTAAGTGCAAACGTAGAAAAATTTAGTAATAAAATAGGAATAGGTACTACCACTCCTCTAGAATTAATTCAGATACTGGATAGTGAATCTTCTGTATTAGTTAGTGCTGGTGGTACTGTTGGAATTGGAACAACAAATATATTTGGAAGTTGGATTGTTGATAATGATGAATTTAGTGAATCTAATCAAGGTCCATTAAAACTTGAGATTGATGGTACTGTTCATATTTCTAGAAATATTTACGACTCTACTGGTTCTCCTGGTCTTACTGGTTATTGGTTAAAAAGAGATGAGAATGGTATTAGGTGGCAAGCAACACCTCCTAGTCTTACTCAGGATGGTATTAAACTTTTAGATGAAGGTGTATATGTTCCACTTGCTGGTCTTGCTCAAACTTTTACTGAATTAAATTTTGTTCAAAGAAATAGTTTTGGTACTGGAACTGATACTCTTGTTCCTACTGCACAAAGTGATACAGCACCTGGAACTGGTTTAGCAACAATATTCACTAATGATTTATGGGGAGTTGAGGGTGATTTTGTAGGACTGAATACTGGTATCTACAGAATGACCAATGTTGGTATTGGTACAACTTTACCTGCAACACAATTCCAAGTTGGAATAGGTAGTACTCATACTTTTGCAATTACTGGATTTGGTTCTGTAGGTATTGGAACCACAGAACCACAATTAAATCTTGATGTTAATGGGAGTGGATATGTCAGAGGTGACTTTAGTGTAGATAATCATACTGAATTAAATCAAACATTAAATGTAGATGGGCAAGCAACGTTCCAAGATAATGTAATTATTAATGCTGATGGTAAAGAATTTAAGATACAGAACGATAGTTCTGCAGATAAATTTACTGTTGATACAGATGATGGTAATACTGATATTCAAGGTACCTTAGATGTTGAAGGTGTTGTTAATTTTAATAATACTACAGATGCTAGTAGTTCTTCTAATGGTGGTGCATTAACGGTAGATGGTGGAACTGGTATTGCTGGTAAATTATTTATTGGTGGTAATACTAAAGTAGAATCTAGTACATCTGCGACTTCTTCCAATTCTGCAGCAGCTTTACAGGTTGTAGGTGGTACTGCTATTGGTGGAAAACTTTATATTGGTGATGATACTAAAGTAGAAAAGAATACATCATCTAGTAATTCTACAAGTGGTGCTTTACAAGTTGTTGGTGGTGTAGGTGTTGGTGAAAATTTAAATGTAGGTGTGGATTTAGTTGTAACAGCAACTTCTACATTTACTGGTCTTGCAACTGCAAAAGATATGCTGTTTGCTAAGTGTTTAAGTATTGCTGGTGTTTCTACTTTTAATGGTAATATAGAATTAGAATCTCATATAGTAGATATTAATAATGATATTGGAGTGGGTGCTGCTAAAACAGATTATCGTTTGGCATCTGTTGGTACTGGTGTATCATGGAGACCATCTGGTGTTGAAACTGAAAATGCTATTTGGGTTTCTGTTGATGGTTTAG